TTAGTGAATTGATAATTGAGGACGAAGCAGTTGACAAAAATGCACTGATGTATCTACAGTTGGACAGCAAGATCAAAGAGCTAGAAAAAGAAAAAGATTCCTTGAAGGCATCCTTTGAGGGAACTACTGGAGTAACGCACAGTGGTGTAGAAATCAGCTGGTCTACTGTAAAAGGTAGAGAAACAGTTGATGCAAATGAAGTTGAGAAACTTCTAGGGTTTGTACCGAAGGTTGTCGGTAATGAATCTGTACGTCTTAATATCAAAACTATCGGAGGAAAATAAATGGCTGCAAACGAAAACACAAAGTTCCAAGTGAACTTTAAGACAGGTGATGGTTCACTTATCAACCTGTACGCAACAGATATCAAAGACCTTGAGACTGGTCTAACAGATCTATCAATGGTTGCTACTCTAATCAAGTCAACATCAGCTGAACTAGGCTCAGTACCTGCAGCACCAGCACGTGCTGTTGCAGATATCCAGGCACAGTTCAACGCACCTGCACCATCTGCAGAGGCACCAGGTTCTAAGTCCTGTAAGCACGGGCCAATGGCTTACAAGACAGGTACATCAGCTAAGGGTCCTTGGCAGGGTTATATGTGTAACTCACCAAAGGGTTCACCAGATAAATGCGAGACTATCTGGGTCCGTTAACCGGTGCGAGGGCCTTGGAATTTCGAAGACCCACGCTGTAGGGGCATAGACACAGAAATGTTCTACCCACCAGAGGCAGAACATCCACGAGAGATAGATCTAATTTTATCTTTGTGCAATAACTGCGTACACCAATCCGAGTGTGCTGAGTGGGGAATTAAAAACGAACGCTTTGGTATCTGGGGTGGGTTAACTCACGGTAAGAGAGCAAGGATTCGTACACTAAGAAATATCACTATTCCATTTGGGGAGTTTAATGCTTAGCTTACAGCGTGCGTGGGGAACAGTCCTCACCAAAGCAACGCCTCTACCTGATGTATGGAAAGATCTTGTTCCTAAACAGATCAAGTTCCGACGAGGGCAAGTGTGTATGGTAGCTGCTGCGCCCAACGTAGGTAAGTCTATGTTTGCTTTGGTCTATAGCATCAGAGCAAAAGTACCTACGTTGTTCTTCTCAGCAGATACCGACACCACAACTGTAATGATGCGAGCAGCAGCTCACACTTCTGGTCACAATCAAGTAACAGTAGAACAGAATCTATCTGCAAACTCCCATTACTATGACAAACACTTTGAGAAGTTAAGTCATATTAAGTGGGTCTTTGACTCTAGTCCGTCACTCGATGATATCGAGTTAGAGATTAAGGCATACGTTGAACTCTATGGCATTGCTCCAGAACTAATTGTCATAGATAACTTAATGAATGTAGCAGCAGAGACAGATAATGAATGGGCAGGCTTGCGTGCGATTATGATGGAGCTTCACGATATGGCACGCAAGACCGAAGCCTGTGTACTGGTACTGCATCACGTCTCTGAACAGTCTGAGTATGGTTCACCTACTAGACCACCAGCCAGACGTGCTATTCACGGTAAGGTCAGTCAACTGCCAGCGTTAATTCTAACGCTTGGCTTTGATCCAGCTAGTGGAGATCTTAATATCGCAGCGGTGAAGAACCGCTTTGGTAAGCACACAGCAGATGCTTCTGATTATGTAACCTTGGTAGCCAACTATGCTGCTTGTCAGATCTCTGACAAAAATGCGTATGGCTCAATGCTAGGTAAAGATGTACGTGCTGGATACAATGGTAGTTATACGCCAATGGATGAGTGGCAGGAAGCGATAGGACAATGAGTAACACAGAGATCCAGTATGTCAAGAAGCGCATTAAACAATTAGAAGCTGATATGGCAAACCTAATAATGGCTTTGATTGAATTAAAAGTATTTAAGATTAAGATTGATGAAGATGGCAACGCCATCTATGACACAGGTAAAGATGGCAAATAAGAACGGACGCAAAGGTTCTCAGTTTGAGACAGATGTAATGAAATGGCTCCGCAAGTGTGGAGTTATGGCAGAGCGTTTGACTAAGGCTGGGGCAAAGGATGAGGGAGATATGGTTGTTATCATATCTGGAGAAACCTACATCCTTGAACTCAAGAACAGGGCAACCCTTTCCTTGCCTGAGTTCTGGAGAGAAGCAGAAGTTGAGGCGCTTAACTACGCTAAGGCTCGTGGTATTGGGGAAGTACCCTTGCATTATGTTGTAGTTAAGCGTCGCAACGCAGGTATAGATCAAGCCTGGGTCATTCAGGACCTAGCACAATGGTTAAAGGAGAAACAGTAATGCCAGTACCAGAAGGAATTATCAGTACATCAACAGGACCAGCAGAAGCGGTACAAGAAGTTGTACCAGTAGATGAAGCAATCATTGAAGCTGATGCAGAAGAAGCTACAGAAGAATATGATTTGCCTAAACTGTCGTAAAGCCGGAGAAGAAAACAAAGCAAGTCACTTCAAACGTGCAGCTAACTGGCACGATAAGTGCGACTACAAGGGGTGCGTATGCCAGCACAAGACTGGGCCAGGGTTCACAAAGGCAAACGTTTCAAAGGAGCAGTTGACGCCAACTCCATCCCAATAGGACCTATCGTTGCTAACTATGGTGGCGAGGTAAGAGAAGGCAAGTCCTGTTCAGTACGTTGCGTACTGCACAGCGACTCCCGCAGAAGTGCGGTCATAAATACTGTAGACAATTTATACTTCTGTCACACCTGCGGTAAGGGCGGTAACGCTGCTAACTTGGTGTGCATACTAGAGAATATGGAGTTTAACGATGGCCTCAAGCGTGCAGTTGAAATCGCTACTGGAAGCGGCGCAACGATACGCCCAGGAAATAACTCCAGAGGTTCTAGTCGCGTTAGACGAACGTGGGATCTCTGAACGTGTAGCTGCACGCTACCAGTTGGGTGCAGTTATTGACCCAGCAAATGGTCACGAGATGCACGAGGGATGGATCTCTATCCCATACATAACTGCCAGTGGTAGTTGCGTAGGCTTTAAGTTTAGACGAACAGATGATGCTAAGCCTAAGTATGGTTCACCTACTGGGCAGAAGGCACACCTGTATAACGTTACTGATGTAACCCTTATGTCACCATACATTGTGGTGTGCGAGGGAGAATTAGATACAGTCATAACTAGTGGAGTGCTAGGTATCCCAGCTGTTGGTGTACCTGGAGTGCAGGCGTGGAAGCCTCACTTTGCAAAACTCTTTGGCGGTTATGAGACTGTATTTGTAGTAGGAGATAATGACATCAAAGAAGATGGTTCTAATCCTGGGGCTGAGTTCAGTAAGCGTGTTGCTAACGAGATATTAAACTCAACTATTGTTACACTACCACCAGGTATGGACATCAATGACTACTACTTAGCACACGGGGCAGATGCCACACGTGCTTTGCTAGTAGGTGAGAAGGGTGAGTAGAGACGAATGGTTACAAACGGCACAGATTTTGCAGCATATGGGCTTCCAGATCCTAGAGATCAATACGGAAACCGAGACCTTGTTGATACGACCTACACCGATAAGGTAGATGCAGCTTTCATAACAGATGTGTGGCGCATAATGGATCAAGCAGGCAACCTGCTAGTGCGTAAGCACCACGACTACGGCCCAAAGAACATTGCTCACTCACCAGGTGGACCACTTAATGGTTTGCGTGTGCGTATGTGGGACAAGATGGCACGTATCAACAACTTGCTTGACTCAGGTGTAAAGCCTAGTAACGAATCGTTACGAGATAGCTTTGTTGATCTACTTAATTACTCAGCTATTGCAATGATGGTACTCGATGGCGTATGGCCAGAAGTTCCGGAACTAGATTGTGACTGAGCTGAACCCATCTGTCTATGAGATAGCACCTAGTGTGGCTTACGCTGTAACTCAGCGTTATCCTAAGTTTGTTGAACGTGATGATGTAAAGCAAGAGTGTTTGCAATGGGCATTGACTCGTGCTGCATACATTAACGAACAACTGGGTGAGCCTGATACTGATAAGCGTAGGCACAACGAGCAGAAGATTGCTTGGCAGATGCTACGCGTAGCAGAACGCTACGCACGCAGAGAGAAGGCTGCTAGATCTGGGTATCAAACAGGCGATGAAGCTTACTATGAGCGTGCAACGCTGGCTCAGTTACTACCCTTTGTTATTGCATCCATCATAGATGGAACAGTATTAGAACAAGCGCAAGAAATGGTCAGAGATGGTCAACCTAAAGGCTCATCATCACCAGCCGAAGGCGGCAACCTGCTTGCTATCTTATTAGATATTAAAAAAGGTTATATGAAGTTAGAGACAGAAGAGCAGCAGCTTCTAGTCTGGCGCTATCACGAGAGCCTTACCCTTGCACAGATGGCAGCGATACTAGAGTGCGCTGTATCTACTGCAGATCGTAGGTGCATCAATGCAATTCGTGCTTTGCAGAAGAACTTGGGTGGGGAGACTCCCTGGAAATGAACGAAGATGATTTGTTTTCATACCTAAAGAACTTCTTATACCCTGACCTAGTAAAGAGTCAGGGTATCTTCGATTCGTATGATTGCGTGTCCAAGCAGGCAGGTCACTACATAGAACTCAAGTGCAGGGCTACTCACTATGATGAACTGTTGATTGAAGAGATGAAGTATCGCAAGCTCATCACCCAAGCAGCAGAGCGTGACTTGGTTCCGTACTACATCAACTCCACACCTGCCGGTATCTTCTCCTTTGATCTAATGGATGTACCAGAACCAGAGTGGCAAAGCCACCAGATGCCAGC